CCTTCGCCTTGTCACGGGCGTTGGCCGCTCGTTTGCGGAAGAGAGGTTCCATGTTGAGACAAAACGACCTTAGGTATCGCCAACCGAGGGTCGTGATGTTTAGACTTTACAAACGTACAGTGTCCTGTCACTGTAGTAGGAGGGAACCATCGGTACACGCGTGTGAGGGGCGTGTAAGACACCGGCTAATTGCCGCTGTGTCAGGTAAACCAAACATTTGTGTGCCGACTTGGGTTGAGGCTTTCCTCCCCAGGGACATAGTCGGAATTCACACACATTTGCGGCTTCGGCCATGGGTGACTGGCACAAGCGGAAGAACCGGTGACATTCCAGACAGTTCTGAAGACTTAATCTTGACACGTTGGTAACGTTATAACCGGTCCCCCTCTCCCTTTAGCTAACGCCCAGACATGGCCTATAGGTACATCAACAGGCGATCGGCCCTACGGGGCCGAGGTGCTACTCGGGTCGTAAGAGACCTGTGTGGTGCAAGTTTATTTGGGGGTGCTGCTTACATGGCTTGGCAAGTCATGCGACAGCACCTTTTTGAGGAAACACAAGAAGTTGAGGAGCAACCTGAAGAAGGTGCTGCCCCGGCAGAAGCCGAGGATCTTCTTGAAGGAGAGGATGCCTTGGCACCAGCTGGTGGGCGACCGGATGACAATCCACCATCCATGGCGGTTGTGTCCAGACCACCCAGACCAGCAGAACGAGAGCGTCCTTTGGACCAACGTAATATCAAGACGTTTGGTCAGAAATGCAGGGACTACGCTCTCAGTTGGACGACACCACAAGAGGCGGGGGCCTTAGTGGCAAATGTCGTTCTACGACCGGATTTCTACGTCATGCCCAAGCAGTGCGACGAGGACAATGTCTATTTTAGCGAACATGGTGCTTTTGTGCCAGAGAAATCGAGCTCCGTCAGAGATGGTGGAGTTTGCATACTCTGTCAAAGAGGCAGATGTACGTGTCATCCTGAGCCAATCAAAGCATTGGCTAGTAGCCTGGAATTCAAACCAGGCGCTATGGGTATACACCACCGTTGGTTTTTCAAGATCATGAACCAAAGGCTGAGACTCACAGGTGATAGGTATGTGAAGAAGCTTATACGACGCTTTAGAAGCAGAGTTGATGCTGACTACCAATGTTTGATTGACGAGTTGTCTTACGCGAGGCTTCCTGATGGCAACCACACACAAGATTATAGTGTGGTTCGACACTTCTTTGGTGACACACGACAGAATACACCATCCAGGTGGTTCTGGTGGGAAAAACGCGAACATGATGATGCTCTGAAGAGCTCACTCAGATTGTTGTTTAAACACCGCGTCCTGTGGGCTGAAGTTAAAGCTCATGTATGGGCGTTGTCGCAAAGGTACGGTGCAAACGGTTGCCTGGACGAAGCAGCACTTGAAACGCGTGTCGTTAGATACATCCGAGAAAAGAAAGATTTGGATCCTCTCATGGTAATCAGGCTCACACCAGTTATGGTTGCCTCAATGAAGGAACTAACTCTAGGCCAAGCTGCCCTAGCCCCACGGAGTGGGGGGGTACGCAACTAGGCAAGCCCGGTGGGGTGTTATAGTATTGATCGAGGCAATTACGAACGATCAATTCAGATCATTAAAGAGCACAAGCTCAAGATCACTATCACTCCACTGGGCGAGAAATCAAAATCACCACATAGAAGAGTCACATACATGCAGGGCCTTATGCCTCAAGGTGAATTGCATGAAGTGGAGACTACTGATTCAAACATAGTAGTCGTAGACCTTTTGAGTTACTCCAACACGTTGAATAATTTGTTGGAAGCTTGTATTAATAGGGTCTTTCTCGTGGAAAGAAATGGAGTGCTCGGGCCCCCGCCTGAGCCTCTGCCAGGTATATTTTTAACATTGTATCCAGCAGCGGATCACCTGGCTTCGCTGTTGGATGACCATGAACTCATGACCCATGATGAGTACGTGGCTGAGAGTCCTGCGCACCGACGTAAATGTTATCGGATAGCAGCGGACAATTTGAAGATTCAGGGCATGCAGGAGAGGTGGAAAAGGCTCAAACTGTTTGTCAAGTTTCAAAGGGAGGAAGGAAAAGCCGCCCGTGTGATATGCCCAACTACAGAAGAGGCAATCGTACAGGAGGGCTGTTTCGTGAAAAGTTTGGAGAAACGTAGAGGAGGCATCATGTCTTTATACGAAGGTATTGATCAAATGTGGCAGGACACAGGAGTACAATACCCCGTTTGCAGCAAAGGCCACACACAGAAAAATTGGGCAGCGATATTACATCAGAAATGGTTGAGTTTCGCAGTCCCTTGTGAGGTGGATTTTGACTGTTCTAGGTTTTCACAACACACACGACAGGACGCGCTGGACCTGTTTTCCTACCTAGTGACAAAGGTGTTCCCAGAGTCTGAAAAGACTATGCATAATGGGAGCATGAAAAGTACTGTGCGTCTACCCGACGAATTCGGGGTGTTACATGAGGTGAGCGTCAAGCTTCCATGCATGCTGTACGACGGCACGCCGAAAACGGCTGCCAGTGCACATGTCATCATTAATTTGATCATGATGGCGTACTTTAAGATGGTAGGTGTGGCCGTTGAGCCACTAGATTGCGGTGATGATTTTTCCATCATTTGTGATCTAAACAGATTGCCGGACATGGCACATCTGCAGCAGTATCTTCTGGACTTCGGCTATACATTGAAGATCGAGACTTCTGAACCAGTAACTTTGTTCAATAAGATCTCTTTCTGTCGGTCGAGTCCAGTTAATGTGCGTGGAGAGTGGACCATGATACGTCCCCCAATATGTCTTGTGAAAGACGCATTATTAATGTGTCAGGAACGAGATATGCATGACAGACTATTTGCTGTCGGCATGGGAGGATGTCACGCCAATTTTGGAGTGCCGGTCTACCACAATTTTTACAGAGCTATGCTCCGTTTTAGTGGTCGGAAACTGTTCAAGCCTAAACATATGGCATTTTTATACGCGTCCAATTATTTGTTTTACGACGTGTTGAGTGCCGGCCTTGATTTTGCTAAATCACAGGCCATCACATACAGCGACGAAGACAGAGCTAGTTTCTGTCTCACCACAGGTATTAGCTGCAAGTGTCAGGTTGCCCTCGAAGAGTTCTACGATAGGGTAACACTTGGCAGCAGCCATTCAGTGTGGTGGACTCCCTGGTAAAGGGAGGTTCGTGTCACTCGTAGTCACCACGAGTATAAACATATTGTGGCATGGGGTTGTTGAATTAAAGAGCCAAAACGGTTACTTCCGTACTAAGTCACTAATGTGACGGAATGTCGACAGACTGGACGGCCGCCCAAGGGTTTCAACGATGTACAGTCGGCGCACTGCGGTGGATCCCATACCAGCAGAACAAAGAACGAAAATGACAAAAACAATGTCACAAAAACAACGTGCCCGCAACGGCGGAGCACAAAAGGCTCTTAGACGAGTGATGAAAGGAAAACCCGGACGCATCCGCGGCAAAGGCAATTTCTTCTCAGACGTCGGCGATTTTGCCCAGGACATCGTGGGTGGATTTATCCACCCTGGTGACTTGGGCAGAGTCGGCGGCAGGATCGGTACCGGACTCGGCAATACGCTGGGGAAGGTCACTGGACTTGGTGATTACACGATCAGGAAGAATTCCATCGTGGAGTCAATGCCTGTCGGCATGAACGGCGAAATCGACAAGAGATTTAGCTTTTCAGACAGCGGCAGTGCAGTTATTCGCGTCAAGAAACGTGAGTATCTTGGCCAAGTGTTGGCAGGCGATGAGCCTGGCGACTTCCAGCAAATCCAGTATAGGCTACAAGCCACTGACACAGCCACTTTTCCGTGGTTGAGCCAGATCGGTGAGCTGTTCACAGAATGGCGGCTCATTGGAGCTATCATGTCTTTCGAATCCACATCGTCGAATTATTCGAGCACGGTTGGCTTGGGTACTATCGCGTTGGCGACACAGTATAATTCAAACATGCTTCCCTACGCGGACATGGATTCTGTGCTTCAGTCAGCGTACCATACTCGGGGCAACCCTTCCGAGGATCTCATTCATGGCATTGAGTGTGATCCGAAACTTCAGGCGTCTGAAAGACTTTATACTCGGCGACCTGGAGCGGAGGGACCACCTAATCTTTATGACCATGGCGTAGTGACTGTAGCTACGCAAGGCCTTGACAAAGGGATGGGAGCAGGCACTGTACTCGGGCGAGTGTATCTCACCTATGAAGTGGAGTTGTCTTTACCAGAACTGCCTGTCAAGGCTCCCTACCAACATGCAATCGGTGTTTCAAACTACCAAGACAACATCGTTGCAGGCCCACCATTGGGCAAATCACTAACCATCGGCACCGATTCGGCATCGCAAATGTCAATCGGTGTGGCTGCTGGAGCAAACATTTTACTTCTCTCTCCAGCAGCCGGGCCGCTCGTCAAACCCACACTTACTCCACAAGATGATGCGGAGTTGTGTGCTTGGTTGAATGACAGCTCTGCCACCGATACGGTACAGTACATGTCTTTCGCACGATCTGGTCACTATATGTTGGAGATCACTCGTGGAGAGGCTGGTGGGGCTGCGTTTGTCGAAACAGATACAGTCATAGCATCAATGAAGAGCACCTCAGTGTCGGTGTCATTCTCTGCAGCTGCACCAAGCGCCGGGATGACAGACCACACAGCGTCTTGGTACGCTCACATTGATGTTACAGTCGCTGGAGGATCAGTTACTATTACGAACGCACACGCTGCTTCGGATGCTGGTCGCTTCACGCTCACTCTTGTTGAGTGAGCAAGCGTGTGGTTATTGCTTCCACTCAAAAAGCTTACTGGTGCTGCGGCACTTAATTGTGCAGTAGCACAGGTCTCGGGCTGAACCGCACGCGTGTTACAATGATATGCTCAGAGAGCTGCTCCTTGCCCGAGAGGTCATGGGAAATCTTTTAAACCATATCGTGAAAGGGATTGATTGCTGCAATTGTAATCATGAACGAG